TCCGTATCATTAACGACGATGCCGTGGAGGGGGTTGTCCAAGACCCCCGTGGCATTTCCAGAGCCTAATGGAGGCACAAATGGTTGATAACACTACAAAAAATGACGATTTTGAGGTCGAAATTGAGGTAAACCAGCCCGAAACACCGACTAAGGGGCTAAAACCCGAGCCGGTTAAGGCTGAAATTGAGATTGAGGACGATACCCCGCCCGAAGACCGCAATCGGACCCCCCTCCCCAAGCATATTGTCGAGGAATTGGAGGCCGATGAGCTGGAGGAGTACTCCGAAAAGGTTAAAATCCGGCTCAAACAGATGAAAAAGGTCTGGCACGACGAGCGCCGGGAAAAAGAGCGGGTGCAGCGGGAGCAGCAGGAGGCTCTTACCGTCGCCCAGAGGCTGCTTGATGAGAATCGGAAGCTAAAAACTACCCTGTCGCACGGCGAACGGACTCTAATTGATACTTATAAATCTGCTGCGGAGCTGGAATTTGACGCCGCCAAGCGGGCCTATAAGGAAGCCTACGAGGCCGGGGACTCCGAGAAGGTTGTGGACGCCCAGAGCAAGCTCGCTGCCGCTAATTATAAGCTACAGCAGGTGCAATCCTACCGCCCTACTTTACAAGCTCCAGAACCTGAGCTACAAAATACACAAGCTGCAGTACAGCGTCCGGTACTCGACTCCAAGACTAGAGCGTGGCAAGAGCGCAATACTTGGTGGGGTACTGACGAAGAGATGACCGCAAGTGCTCTCGGGCTGCACCAAAAACTTGTGAAACAGTACGGCGACGATTTCGTTGGTACTGACAAATATTGGCAGGCAGTGGACGACACCATGCGCCGCCGTTTCCCCGAGTACTACGGGGAACAAGACACTCCGAGTAACGGGTCTGGCAAGGCCGCTACTCGCACAGAGACAAAACCTGCCACGGTTGTTGCTCCCGCATCGAGAAGCACATCCTCCAAAAAGATTGTGTTGAGACAGTCGCAGATAGCTATCGCGAAGCGTCTTGGACTAACCCCCGAGCAATACGCCCGGGAAATGCAGAAGCTGGAGAACTAAAATGGCAGAGAACAGAACTGATAGAGAACTTGAAACCCGTACGCACTCTGAGCGTCCCAAGAGCTGGCAGCCTGCTTCGGCACTGCCGGAACCGGACAAACAGCCGGGGTATGCGTATCGTTGGATTCGCGTTTCGGTACTCAACCAGAGCGACCCCCGCAACGTGTCAGCAAAACTGCGCGAAGGCTGGGAGCCGGTTCGTATCGAAGAGCAGCCCAAGTTCAAATACCTTACCAGCACGGCCAATGCCAGCAGTCCCTTTAAGGACAATGTTGAAATTGGTGGTCTGGTGCTGTGCAAGATTCCTAAAGATTTCATGCGCCAGCGGAAAGATTATTACGCCCGCAAGAATCGCGACCAAGTGGAATCTGTGGACAGCAACTTCATGAGAGAGAACGACTCCCGGATGCCGCTTTTCAAAGAGAAGAGATCATCCACGTCGTTTGGTAAAGGCAAATAAACTTAGGAGTTGAAGATGGCATATCCTTCCGTTTCAGCCCCGTATGGGCTGTTGCCGATCAATCTGATCGGCGGGCAGGTTTTTGCTGGCTCCACTCGCCTTATCCCGATTCCGACTAACTCTTCAACGGCTATCTTTTATGGTGACGTTGTGAAGTTGACGAATGCGGGCGTTCTGGCGAAGGATGCTGGCACTGACGTTGCTACCCCTGTCGGCGTTTTCCTTGGGTGTACCTATACGGACCCCACCTTTGGTAAGACGTTCCGGCAGTACTACCCCGGCACCACGAATATCTCGGACGTTCAGGCGTATGTCCTCGACGACCCCGATGCGCTGTTCAAGGTAGCTGTTGTTTCGGCCACCACCACCATTGGGTACGTCAACCGTACTGCCGTTGGTAACAACGCGGTTCTCGTACAGAATACTGGGTCCACCATTACGGGCAACTCCGCTGTTGCCATTGATGATACGACTGCCACTACTTCTACGTGGCCGATCCGTATTATTGATGTCGTTCCCGAGACGGCCACTGCTGGTAACCCCGGCTCCTACACGGAAGTTATCGTGAAGTGGAATCAGGGCATGCACCAGTATCTCAACCCGACTGGCGTCTAAGGAGGACTGGTTAGATGGCTATTTCACGCGCACAACTCCTTAAGGAACTTCTCCCGGGCCTCAATGCCTTGTTTGGCCTTGAGTATGCTCGCTACGGCGAAGAACATAAGGAAATCTTTGACACCGAAACTTCTGAACGTTCGTTCGAAGAAGAAACCAAGCTGTCGGGCTTCTCGGCTGCTCCGGTTAAGAACGAAGGTTCCGCCATTGCTTATTACAATGCGCAGGAAGTTTTTACGGCTCGCTACAACCACGAGACGATTGCTCTTGGTTTCTCGCTGACGGAAGAAGCGATTGAGGACAACCTCTACGACTCTCTGTCTTCGCGTTATACCAAGGCGCTCGCCCGTGCTATGGCGTACACCAAGCAGACCAAAGCGGCTGCGATTCTGAACAACGGCTTCGACACCGACTATGCCGGTGGCGACGGCCAGCCTCTGTTCAGTGCGTCTCACCCGCTCGTCTCTGGCGGCACGAACTCCAACATTCCGGCTACTCCGGCGGACCTGAACGAAACGGCGCTTGAAAACGCTGTTATTCAGATCGCGGCTTGGACGGACGAACGTGGCCTGCTCATCGCAGCGAAGCCGCGTAAGTTGGTTGTTCCGCCCGCGCTGATGTTCGTTGCTACCCGACTGCTGGAGACCGAATTGCGTGTCGCCACGGCGGATAACGACATCAACGCGCTCAAGACGAACGGCTCGATCCCGGAAGGTTACACCGTTAACCACTTCCTGACCGACACCGACGCTTGGTTCCTGACGACTGACGTTCCGAATGGTCTGAAGCACTTTGTCCGTACGCCGATGGCGACTTCCATGGATGGAGACTTCGATACCGGTAACGTTCGTTACAAGGCCCGCGAACGTTATTCGTTCGGCTGGTCCGATCCTCTCGGAATGTATGGTTCCGAAGGCTCGGCTTCGTAAAGTTTGGAGGGGGCTTTGGCCCCCTCTTTTCTTGAGCTTGGCTTGTGTACTAAAGTGTTTTGTATATACTCCCATGCAATCTAGGGTTCCGACTCATACTGACTGTCCTAGCAGACTTCGCAGAGACAGTATGGGCATGTGCTGCTACACGAGGATATATCCATGAGTTCGACCACATTTTCTGGCCCAGTTACTTCCACAAACGGGTTTGTCGGCGCTCTTACCGGCGACGTAACTGGTGTTCTGACCAACACTGTGCAGTCCCTGTCGGGCGCTGGCGCGGTTAACACCACGACTGGGTTCACCTCTTTTACATCCACGGGTGCCGCGCAGGCGCTGACGTTGGCTAACGGGACTGCCGGACAAGTAAAGATAGTTGTCCACACGGTAGACGGCGGTAGCGGTGTGCTTACCCCAACTACCAAAATCGGCTTCAGCACAATCACATTTACCAACGTCGCGGACGCGGTAACGCTCTGCTACACGGCTGCAGGATGGGCCATTGTAGGGATAAACGGCGCTGTAGCGGCCTGATGTTGGTCCTTAGCGGCCTGATGTTGGTCCTTTAAAGGTATCGTTATGACCATGCAATATGATGTAAAAGCTAGCAAACCTCTTACGTCTACTGGTTCTTTTGTAGACCAGACGGACACTAATATCGGGCGTACTCGCATTAAGGGTGTTTACTTGGTTGCGGGTGCTAGTCTTGGGTCGGTGGCAATTGCAGACGGCAGTGGGGGGCAGCTCCTTATCACGCTCAACACGCCTGTCAACACCAATGCCGGGGCGCTTTATATACCCTTACCGGGCGAGGGTATTCTCTTCCAAACGGGACCATATGGGACAGTAGTTAATACCGCCTCAACAGTTCTCATTTACGGATGACCCGGTATGGAAGCCCAAAAGGGGTTTGATCTGTCGGGGCGGAAGCTGTTCGTAGCTCTGCCTGCGTATGATTTCAAAGTGTCGCTCAAGCTCGCCATTTCTTTGGCGCGGCTGGCCCAGACAGCTCCGCAGCACGGTGTCCAAGTCCACATTGGTAGTATATGCGGGTGTTCTGTTGTCTCTAGAGCCCGTAATCTACTTGTTAAAGACTTCTTGGATACCAACTGCACGGACCTCATCTTTATCGACTCCGACATAAACTTCGACTCGGATGACGTGTTCCGCCTTATGGCTTGGGCTACGGACCCTAAAAAGGGCGTCGTTGCGGGCGTCCCCCGCGTGCGGGATGTGAACGCCGTCTACATTGCCGATCTTGATTATGACGAGAACAACGAGCTTACCATGAATGGCATGGGGCTCGTGCGCGGTAAGCGTGTGGCTACTGCTTTCATGTTGGTTCGTAGAGAAGTTTTTGAGGTTCTGGCGGCTAAAAACCCAGAATGGACGTACTACGATAAACGGGCGGGGCGTGATCTTTCGGCTATTTTCCACTTTGACGTTACTCCCGGGGGCTACATCGGGGAGGATTTTCTGTTTTGCGATAGGGCTCGCGCGCATGGGTTTGAGGTCTGGATCGACCCAACCATTAAACTCGGCCATATGGGCGTGCAGGAATACAAGGGGGACTTTGGGTCCGACATTCTCTACCCCATGGTTGTCCCTGCAGCGAAAGTAGCGTGATGGCTAAGACACCTGCATGGCAGAGGAAAGAAGGTAAAGCGAAAAGCGGTGGCCTAAATGCCAAGGGCCGCGCCTCTTACAATGCAGCCAACCCCGGCAAACCCGGTCTCAAGCGTC